ATATCTAAAGTTTCTTCTGCTTCTGGAAAAAACCAATATCCTTCTCTAGTATTCCAAATACCATAAAAATCAGTTTCTTCTAGCATATCACCTATAGCATTGTTATTTAGTTGAGTAGAACCTACTACTATTAAACCAGATCCATCAAAATCACCTAATGTGCTTTTATATTCATCTAATGATTCTTCCATATTATATCCCTTTTTAGGGCTAATTTTTAATCCTTTTTTATCAGCGTATTCTTTAGCTTTTTCTTCAGAATCAAAAAACATATCTATTTGTTCAGATCCGTCTGTTTTTTCTATAACATATGAAGGATTTGTTTTAGAACCAGATTTAGAAATCATGTAATTTTCAGTTAGTTTTTGTTCTTGGTTTTCTTTTAACCCAATTATATTAAATAAACTCATTCTAACAGAAGGTCCTTTTGATCCGTCATCTCTAACATTATATAATACTTTTCCATCATAATAATATAAATCATTTTGATCTTCAGTATTTCTATAAAGAGCTAATCCCTTTTTATCTTTTTTATCAATTAACTGTAATGATAATTTTCTTTTTTCTTGGTTTTCTTTCAAAGTACCATATCCACTACTTTTATATTTACCTTTTGCTTCTTTTGGAATACCTAAGCCAGGTGCATCTTCAGTATATCCTAATCCTTTAACTCCAAATTGACCATCCTTTACATAGTGTAATCTATCTTTTTTTAAATTTTTAGCTACAATTTTTTTAAGATCTTCTACAGATTTTTCCTCATTTTTAGGATCTCTCATTTCAGTATAAAATCCTTTTAAAAATTGTTCACCATAGATATTATCTATGTTATCTAAATCTTTATAATCATATCCTTCAATCTCAGTATCAACTACATCTTTAGTTGGTTTTTTTTCTTCAGCTTTAGCTTCTTGATGACCATATTCTTCATTTATATTTTCTTTAAAAATAGAAAACCAATCTGGTTCTTTTTCAGGTTTACATACTAATCCTCCTATTCCTTCAGAAATAATACCTTTTGTAGATAATATTTGAATTGCTGAGTTAAATGAAGTAAATTTATTAACTAAATTAGGAAATTGAGTTAAAGTAGATTTCATGAAAAAATCTTTATTACCTTTTCCTTCTTTAATTAAATTATATTGTTCTTGTAGTGTTTTCATTTATGATTAATTGTTTTTATTTTTTGTTAAATCTTCATATAAATCAACTAATTTAATGGATTCATCAATTTTAACTCCCATACTTTTTAGTTCTTTTTTTACTTTCATAATCTCGTCAGTAAAATCGCTTATATCCGCAGCTATAGCGTCTATAATGCCGGGCTCAGATTTTCCTGCATCTAGCAGTGATCTGATTTCTAATTCAAGATTAGCAATTTTAATTTTTAAATCTTTTATTTTACGAGAATTATTCATGATTATAAATATTGAATTATCTTAATGGTTTTCTAATTATTGGAAGTTTTTTCTTTCCATTAAATGCTTTTGGTGTAGCATATTGTTCTCCAACTCCTGGAGTGAAAGAAGCTCCACCCCCAGTAGAAGATATTTCTTTTACTATTTCTAATTCTTTAATACATTTGTCTAATATGAATCCAAGTTTAGATGATGCTCCACCTCTCATGTCTAAAAATTCATCTTTAATAACTCCTTCTTTAGCTAATAAATCTGCTAATTTCATAGGAGATAATACTTCTTTTAAATTTTTATCTCTTAATGCAGCCACTGCATCTCCATTCTCTTGAAGTTTTTTCTTTACTATTTCTTTTAATTGATCACGTTTCATTTATTAACTACTTTTAATTCGTTTAATAAATCATAATATTGTAATAAATTTACTATATCATCACTTTTAATAGAAGAAGTTTTATCAATTTCTTTTAATAATTTAACCACTTCATTTAACTTAATACTAACAGATTTATCTTTAACTTTTTTATTTAATTCTACAATTTCAGTTTTTAATTCAAAAATATTTTGATTGTAAAATTCTTTTAATTTTGGAGTAGAATCTATAGAATTAATATATTCTTTTAAAATATTTTTTTGTCTATCACTTAAATTTTTATACTTGTTATTGAATTTTTCTAGTAATATTTTATATGTTAATATTCTAGTATCTTTATCATAATCATTAAATTCATCAAGTACTGTTGGCTTTGGGACTTCTTTATTAATTTTTGAAGAAGTTAAAGATTCTAATAAAGTAATTTTATTATTAAATACTTGTTCAGTATCTATATTTTCTTTAGAATTTTTACTTTCTATAAGAATAAAAAATGCAGCTTGGAATTTATAATTTGGTAATTTAGTTTTAAATAATTCATCTAAATTATAATGTTCTTTTAATTCTTTTATAAGATTATATTTTTGTTTTCTTAATGAAGTTTTATTTAATTTAGTTGAAGCTTCCAATAAAGTATTTATAAGTATTTCTGCTTTTGATTCTGAAAGGTTTTTATTTTTAAATAAAGTTTCATATAATCTATATTCTTTACTAAGTTCAGTTTTAGTAAAATACTTTTTAATAATAGGCAATGCTGAGGAATCTTTTCCAGATAAAGTATCAGATGTTACTTGGCGTATTAGAATTTCAAATAATATTCCAGTATTACGGTACTTAGAATGTGCGATTTTCATCAAATGTATTTTTTATAAATATATGTAAATTTTTAATCAATTAATTGATCTTCATCTAAAAGTGATTCTTTGTTTTTATCATTTTTAGTAAATATTTTTTTATTAGATAAATTTTCTAACAATGTTTTATTTTTTAAATATTCTGTTTTAGTATTATCGGTTGAAATTTCTTTTACACTTTTATCTATACCAGGTTGATCATCTACTTTCATGTCTTTTCTACCTAATCTATCTCTTCCTAAAGGATCTTCTTGAGTATTTATTTTAGATACTTTCTTTTTAGGTCTTCCTAGTGGTGTATCTTCATTATATCCCAAAGGTACATCTTTAGAATTAGATTGATATCTACCTTGACCATATAATGTTGCTAAATCATGAGGAGTTCCATATGATGCACCACTTTCTAATGGATCATTACCTTCATCTTCAATTTGTTTATATCTAAAATTACGTTTTTTATCATAAACTATTAAATCCCTATATTCATCATATTGGTCTTGACTAAATTGGAATATATAATCATATATAAAATCTGAGGGTAGTAAGTTAGCTTCAAGCATATTTTTAGCTAATTCAACTTTTTCTTTCATTAATGCTATTCTTTCTTGTTCATAAATTATAGAAGGAGTAGTTAATGATAGTTCAAAATTAACTAAATTTTCATCTTTATATCCTTGAGAATATAAATGTATTAATGCTATTTTATATAACTCAGATAAAATAATCTTTTGAATACGTTCTATGGTACGAGCAAATCTTATATCTTCAGCAGCTAATGTAGCTTTACCTTGCAATTTATCATCATATCCTAAAAAAGCTTTAGGTATTTTAAGTGCAGCAAATAATTTATCTCTTAAATAAGTAACGTCTGTGATTCCGTCATAATCTAATCCTTTAGTAACATCTATTTTAGTAGAGGAATCATTTCCTCTTACTGGGATGTAAAAATCTTCCATCATGTTTTGAAGGTTAAATTTCATATTGTATTGACCAGTATTTGGATCTATATAAGGGGTGCGTTTCATTTTGGAAATTGTTTTTTCCATAAATGCATCTACTTCATTTGGAGGAATCCCACCTACATTCATATAAAATACTCGTTTTTCAGGAGCTCTAACTATACGATGAACTAACATAGCATCTTCCATCATAGTTAATTGTTTAAAGAGCTTTCTTCCTGGTTCTAGGTAAGAACGTCCATATGGTAAGTAATTTACATCTGCTAATAATCTAAAATGAGCTATTTCATAATTATCAAAATATACACCTACATCTGATTTTGCCGTTAATAATCCAAAACTATTTTGAGTTTCAGACCCAATACCATTTGGATCAAATCTAAATCTAACTGAACTCATTGATTTTGGGTCATATCCTTCTTCTCTTGCTATATTATATGCTGTATAAGGGATAACATTATATACCCCCAATCCTTCAGCAATTTCTAGTTTTAAAAAGAAATCACCATATTTACACATATTTCTAACCCATGACCAAAGATTAAATTCTACATTTAATATATCATAAAATAAATTATATAGTATTTTTTGAATATTTTCATCTGTACTTTTTATTTGGAGCATTTCACCCATATCATTTTTTAAAGTACTTTCATCTGATAATATATCTAATGCTGAAGCACATATAGCATCGGTATCCATAGCTTCATAGTCATTATATAATTGGGTTCTCATTAATGGATAATTCATAGCAGGATTATAAACTGGGGAATTTCCAGTTACATATAATCTACTATATCTATCATATAATGAATTGGTTAAAATATCTCCAGATTGTTGGATTTGGTTGGTATCAATAACTTTTAATTCATTACCACCAATGTTGCGTATAACAACATCTGTAGAAAATAATCTTCTTAATCTTGAGAATAAACTTTTATCTGCCATTTTAAAATATTGTGATTTATAATATATTAATAAATATTAAAAAAGCCACCTTAAATCTTCATTATTTCCATTAACATCAAATTTATATGGGTTATCAGATTTTGAAGGACTATAAACTCCATTATATGATGTTTTAGTAGTTTTAAAGCTGTCTAAAGCTGCACGAGTTAAATCTAAGTTTTGTTGTTTAAATCTAAGAGCAGTATCTCTAACATATAATCCTACTCCAAAACTCATTATTAAATCATCATTATATCCTTGTTGAGCTTCAGATCTTCCATTTTTCCAAATAAAAGTTTTCATTTCTTCTAATAAACGTTTACTTTGAATAATAACACTTTTTTCAGAAAAATATTCAGTCATTTTAGATATTACCATAGGTCTAGTTTTTAAAGACATAGTAAATCCAGGAACAAAATTATTAGGGTTATCATATTTATCCAAATATGATTCTAAATTCATTGCTTCACTTTTAGGAGAATAATAGAAATTTTTATATCCTCTATCTAATATAGTTTGTATTGTTGCCCACCCTATACTAGCATTTTCTACTACAAGTAATGCTTCATTATATTCTGAGGCTATACCCACTAATAAATGTCCAAAATCTGTAGTATTTAGTTGTCCTTTATATTCTCCAACTTGAATATTGTTTTGTATATCCATTATATGAAAAGCAGAATAATCTTTTCCATCACCTCTAGCTACGTCTGCTATAACCATATAATTTTTATTATAATCAACAGATTCCCAAATCCATAAATTTTTATCTACTCCTCTACGTTCAATTGGTTCTTTTAGATATGTTTTTTCATAAAATTCAATATGTTCTGGAGAGAATACAGTATCTCCTGATGATATGAAGTCACATTCATATTCTTGAGCAACTAATTTTGGTGACATGTTGTTGGTTTCTTTTTCAAACCATTTTTTATTTCTTTCAGGATGAACATACCATGGTAATTTAATGGGTAAAAAGTCATTATTATCTGCTTCAGATCTAGCCCATGTTTGATGAAACCAATTACCAACACCATTAGGAGAACTTAAAATTAAACAACCTCCTCCAGCTGAAATTGTGGGTTTGATACTTGTGTATATATCCTCAATATTGTCTATAAATGCTGCTTCATCTACTATTAATAGTGATACTGCTTCAGATCTACCTGCATCACTAGCTGCAGAAACTGCTTTTATTTGTGAACCATTCGATAATCTTAAAGATAATCTATTATTTTCTTCTACACCTATTTTAAGCCATGTTGGTAATTGTTCAAACATAAATCGAACTTTAGTTACCATATTTTTTGCTGTTTCGGATTTAGTAGCAACACATAATATGTTTTTATCTTTATGAAATAACATTAACCAAAGTGAATAACCAGCGGCTAATGTTGATATACCTAACTGTCTTGATTTTAATACAATATTATATTGATTATGTTGCCAAAGATTTAATACTTTAGATTGAAAAGGATATAAATTAAATAAAACTCTACCTCTTTGGGGATGTTGTACATAACAATATTTGTTCATAAAATGAGAAGGATCTTTAATACATTTAACATATTCTTCTCTTATTATTTGTTTAAAGTCTACTTTTTCAGACATATATTAGTATATAATTACGTATATACATATATGAAAAATAAAAAAAAGCACCTAATAAGGTGCTTAATTAAATAAATTAAAAAGTAATTTTAAGAATTTAATAATCTTTTAAATCTATCATTTAAAGATTCTGTTATTGGACGACCTGTAAATGATGTTTTTGAAGAATTATTTTCTCCAATTGTGATACTTCCTCCAGTTTTTAATTTTTTTTCAACATCTGTTTTGGTTTGGGGATTCAATGTGTTATAGTCTGAATCTTTTTTGAGGTCATCAATAGATTTATTACCAGCATATGTTCCAGCTTCTTCTATATCTACTTTACTAAAAGTTCCCCATTGGTATTTTCCAGTTATACCATCATCAAACTTTATAGTTGCTATTTCATCATCAAAATCAGAAATTATTCCTTCTTCACCTCGTTTGCTATAAGGATCTGTGTCTAAAAATGGATCTATTTTAACAATATCTCCTTTATTAAAATCCATTTCATTTTCATTTAATTCATTATCTTGAATAGTATCTAATAAATTAGTTATTTCATCAGGTAATTCAGCCCATTTCCATCCAATATATTTTAAATAGTCATCTGGGTCTTTAACAACTGTAGAAATTAAATCTTCTCGTTGTTCATGGGATAAAGAATCCCATTTTGAAGACATATTTTCTTTAATTTTATTTAATTCTTCACGAATTATTTCTTTGATTTGATTTTTAATATTTTTCATTTAATATATTGTTTTAATATAAATATTAAAAACCTAAGTAAAATTTAATTTGTTTAATTCTTTCTTCAGTAGTACCAGAGATAATACCAAAATTTTTAATATTATGAAGATTACTATTAATAATATTTTTAATAGTAAAATCAATTAAATCACGATATTCAGCATTAGTTTCTCTAACTCCATTATCTTCAATCTTAATACCAATAGGAGAAACATAAAATATATAATCATAATCCCAAATAAATGGAGAAGCATATTCAATAAATGATTTTTTATTATAATCATTAATTGATTTAGCACATTTGGTAAATGCCATAACATCAATTACTGTTCTATCAGTAATAGTATTTTCTCTTATTAATTCAGAACAACGCTCAGCTAAAAATATAGTTTGACCTTTTAAAGTACTATCAGTATTCAAAGGAATACCTAAATCTCTCAAATATTTTGAACGTTCTGTACTAAAATTATATCCATTAAATTCGGGTAATTCTTTTAATGAATTAACTAAAGTAGTTTTACCTACTGAAACTGTACCACAAAAACCTATTTTCATATAAATTAATTTTTATTCGATTATAAATATTTAAGAATTTTGAAGAATCGAAGAAGCCACATAAATACCATGAGCCCCACTAACACTAATACCTCTTGCACTTAGGGCGTCTCCAACAAAGTGCACATTTGGATATTTAGTTAATGACAAATCGTTGTAATTTACAAGAGGCTCTGGTGAGAGATATTTTACCTCCGGTATATAGATTCCAAAGTCATCACCAAACTCAAATACTTCATTCATTTGTTCAATAAAAGTATCAATGTATGTAGCATATTGTCCTAGTACTTCATAAAATACTTCTAAACTAGACATTTGATATGCTGATACAGTATTACCTTCTGATGTTATACCTGGTGTACGTGTTTTATTTGGTGAATAATATAATCCTTTTCCATCCACCTGTAGTTTATTTACTACTTCTCTACACCACTCAAATGGATCTTCAATACCTTTAATCTCCATTAAAATACCAAAATTAGTCATATCATTTCTAAATTCTTCACCTTTTTTAGCATGACCATTATAACTAATATCCCCATATGTTTCTTCAACAGCTACATAAGCAGCATTATTATTTGTACAAAATGATCTTAAAGATACTTTATCATTTGGTTTTTGATATAATTTGAAATCATAGCTAATATCAATTAATTTTTGGAAGTATTTTTGTGGGCTTTCAAATCTACAGCCTATTTGGACCGACTTTTGCTCGGTAGGTAAATTATATTTTTGAGCTAATTTAGCTGAAAAGTCTATTCCTGCTTTACCTGTGCCTACTATGCAAGTGTCAAATTTAATTTTTCTCATGTTTTATCCAATTTTTATATTTTAAAATTTATAAAGCGTAAGGTTTTCCAATAGGAAATCTATCATCAATGTTATTTTTATCTAAAACATCAGCTATCCATAACCACTTTTTTTTATCATATTTGGGGTCAATAGTATTTCGAGTTAAATATATACTATTTTTTCTAGGTTGTCTTCTTTGCCCATAACCAACATCAAAAGGGGTTATTTTTATTGGAAATTTATCACCAACCAATGAATATCCAGCTTGGGTTAAGATAGGAATAACTTTTAGATATTCTTCTCTATTTCTTATCTTAATGAATCCATTAGTTTCAAGAAAGGTAATAATATCTTGAGATAGATTTTCTTTTAAAATATTATTAATTTCTTCTTTAATAATTTGTTGTAATTTTAATTTTTTCATATTTATGTTTTATTATAAGTATTTAATCTTTTAATATTATCTCACCAGTTTCAAAATCAATATCCTCAACTTCAGTTTCCCATTCAAACTTAACACCTTTATCTAACAAATATTGATACCATGCTTTAGCAATCTCGTGAAGATAATTACTTCCTATGTGCCATACAGGAAATAAACGTAATCCAAAATACGGTTTAATAAAATCAGGTTCTGCTTGAGGATCAGAACAAAATATTTCTTCTGGTTTAGGATGGAAACGTCTAAAGTTACTAATAACTTGATCCATCAATTCCATTGCTTTGTCTTCACCACAATACTTAGATAGTACACCTCCGATAGCAGTATGGTATGTTAATTTACCATCTGACCATCCACCAGCACCTAACATGCCTGTCATTACCTCTTCAGGTAAACGATTATGAGGATCGTTTCCCTTATCTATTATTGTTATCAGTTCACCAGGATAACCGTTATCTACTAGTTTGGTAGCAGCATTTATTCCAGCCACTCCACTTCCTACAATTACAATTTTCTTTTTATATTCTTTCATTTTATTTCTTTTTAAGTGGGATGGGTTTAGGTTTTAAATTTTTAGCTATTTCTTCTGAGTGGTGTTTACTCATTGATACAAAATTAAATGGGGGTTTACATCCTGCACTAAATTTAGATGATGCTTCTAATGCTTTGGTTAAAATATCATTTATATGGTGTTTTCTGATTTGTTGTTCTCCTCCTAATGTTTCAACACTAGTATACATTGAACCTAATGCTAGATCACATCCACATCCTATTGATAGATAAGGAGTTTCAATTATTCCAATTTGGAAATCATCTTCAACATAATATAATACTCCTTTATATCCAACTAAAAATGTTCCTCCAATTTCATCTCCTTCAGAATTTTTTTGTAAATATCCTCCTTTTTTAAATAGTTTTCTAATACTATCTATAAAATCTGTTACCATATAATCATAATCTGATTGGTTTGGGTTTTGTTCCCATGGTTGAAATTTTGAAGACATTAATAATTGTCCCATTCTAAAACTAGAAGTAAAACCAAATATAAAAGGACCATTACTAAATACTTTAGGATCTTTTCTTATTTGTTGAGAAAAGCTATCATCCGTTCCTGCACTGTCTCCTCCAAGATAAACAGTATCTCTATATAGATAACCTACTATACATGTCATAAATTAATAGTTTATATAATATAATATATAATTTTTTATTTAATAAACCAAAATAAAAGTAGCACCTTTTTTAAGGGTGCCACAGCTACCATAATTTTATCTCTTATTAGAGCGACCGGCTATGAATCGGTCTACAATGTTGGTCATATATTATAAATATTATAAAACCCATAAAGGTTTTTTTTCAGGTATTTTTTTCCAACCTAATCCTTTAACACCTATTTTATCTTTAATATAAAAATTTTTATATGATTGAATAGTATCTTCTACTTGAAATTCTACAGGCATACATTTTGGTGGAGGTATAAAATCAACATCAGGAATATTAGGATGATTTATTAGTAACCATTCTAATATGTCTTGTGTTTTATGGCGTTTACCATAACGTTTTTTAAATTCATTACATATTTCTAAACCATGTTCAACTAACCATATATAATGTTGAATAGATTGTCTTGCCCAAATTGTAGAAGGATGGTTTTTGTGAGCACGTTTGTATGGTGCTTCACCCCCTGTTTCCCAATGTGCAGTACAACACATTTGAGCACTTTCGATTTGCATTTTACGGATGTGATCATCTGCTAATTCACGAGCAGCAATAATTGGATCTTCATTAATATAAAATATGTTCATAACCTTTAATTTGTTGTAAAACTAATAAAAAAAATTGTAATAACCAAATTTTATTTAGTTTTTACCAAAAACCACTAAAAGAGCTTTTTAGACCTAAAAGCTTACTGTAACGTGGTAACCTACATGACCAGTAAGATGCTTTTGTTTTATCTTTTTTATTTTTACAATCGTGACGAGCAGCAAAAGCTTTACGTGCCTTTGGATTATTTATTTTAGCTGAAAGGCCTGTTGTATCTCCAAATGATACTTTTTTAATTTTACCTTTATCTCTAACATAAACATAGAATTTTTTAGATCCACCACGTTTTGGTTTACCAATTGGAGGTGTTTTCTTTTTATCTTTTATTTCACCTAAATAAGTTGATATTGTTCCACCTTGAGGTTTAATATAATCATTAGCAAAATCTTTTAAATTGAAAACAGATCCAAAAGTCATAGTGCCTATTTCTTTATTATTGTTTTCTAAATCTACTATTTGATAAGTTGCTTTATCAGAAGAAGATTTTTGTAGGATGAATTTCATATCTCTATGTCTAGAAAATACTTCTTTAGGCCATTCTTCAACTACTTCTTTTAATCCTTTCAATGCATTATAATTTGCTTGACGTTTCATGTTTGCCAGTTCTCTTGGGTGTAACTTATTTCCATATGTATCTTTCCATTCAAATTCAGTGTACATTTGTTTTTCTTCTGGTCCCCATTCGTCCCATATTTTTTCAGCTGTATTAAATTTGGGCATATAATCTTTATTATAAAAAGGTCTACTTTCTATAAAATCCCAAACTTTGTTTATATTAAATTCTGTAGTTTCTTCTTGTTCTTCTAACATAGGTAAATCTAAAGGTACTAATTCACCTTCATATATATCATATTCTCCTAAATCAGTTTCATTTAATATTTCTAAATCAATAGGATTTGTTATAATAATTTTATTTTCTTTTAATAATTCTCTAGCTTCATGCCATAAATCTAAAAAAGCTTGTGAACCATAACGAAACGTATTCTCAGTTAATGATAATTTATTATTTAAATGATACTTTAAATTTTCAGATATTATAACTTTATGATTTTTATCATATTGTTCTTTAATAAGTTGTTTTAATTGTGAAATTTTCATTCTTCTATCTTTATTTTTAAAGCTGTATTACCTTTTATGGTTCTATGCCATTCATATGCATGTATAAATATAATATCTCCTTTTTTAAGTTCAAGGGGTAATTGGTTATCCATTTGAAATTTCCATCCTTCACCTTCTAGAACTGTTACTTTACGAAATTTTAAATCTCGATGCCACATTAATTCTATTGGATCTATATTTTCATTAAATTCACGAATAATATATTTGTCTGTTACTTCTATGTCGGTGTATGGGGTCATTTAATTTTAGTATCAATTATATTATAATAAAATGAATCTCCATCTTCAGTTATCCATCTATCAGATTGGTTTTCTACTGATGGCAATTCAGTGTCTACTTTAAATTGTTTTAGATCTTGTGGAAGTGATTTAGTTACCCAATTTGAATCTTTCCAAAATATTCTATTATTAGGCATACACATTAAATATCCTTCATCTGATTCGAATATATGACCACATTTATAATCTGTGGGTTCATCACTATATGGGTTATCATACCAATCTACTGTAAACATATATGTTCCCCAAACTTTACTTTCATCTCTTAAAACAATTTGCGCTCTATGGTATGCTAAAAAACTATATTCTATTATAGAAACATTTTCGCTAAAACAATCCCAAAGTTGTTTAAAATTAAATGGTATATCTTTTGTTGGAATCTTTGTATATATTTCAGAAAGTGGAACTCTAGAACGAACCATCCCATTATCTGTCATAACATGAAAGGTTAATATAACTCCAGCACACGATTGGATACCAAAAACATACACATTATAAAACTCATCTGAATCTTTGTGGTTTTTGGTAAAATATGATTTGCGAACTAATGCTTTAAAACTTGGGATATTTTTATTTAACATACTATTTTTTATCTCTTATTAATAGTTCACCTAATACTTCTAAACGACCAACTTCACGTTGAAATTCAATTTGAGTCATATCTAATGAGATTTTTTTGTACGTTTCTTCAAACTCTTTTTTGGCGGCTTCTTTGTCAAATTTACCTTCAGTTGCTTTTTTATAGTATGGAGCCTTAACTTTAAAATGATGCCATGTTAATAAAGACAATCCACCCTTTTCTTCAGCAGTAGCAGCAATTTTAGCAGCGCCTTTACCACGGGTAACAGCAAATTGTTCAAAGCTTTCTTTAGCTTCAGTTAGTAGTTGAAGTAATTTTATCATTTTTTTACATTTTTAACAGGAGCATAACCAGAACCATATGGTGCTGCTTTACCTGATTGTGGGTTTGTTGTTTCTTTTAATTTACGTAAACGTTCTGTTTTTTCTTTAGATGCTTCTTTTTTTGCAGTAATATATTCTAATCCTTTTTTCAAACGGGCTTTTGCTTCAGGATCTTTAGCATTTTGATATGCTGCTCTAACACGTTGATGAATTAAATTAATTATTTGTGACTGGCGAGCATGTGATTTAGATTTAAATGATGTTTTAGATAATGTATCTTTTATATCTTGAACAGTTTTAAATTTTATACGTACTGTATCAGTTGGATCTTCATCTGTGTATAAACGACGATCTGATCCTTTAGGTTTTTTACCAGTACCAGTTTTGGGGTCTCTTTCAAGTAATATATCTATTAATTTAATCATTTTGTTTTTCCCCATTTTTTACCTTTACCAGGTGTTTTACATTGAGCAGGTGTTGGACGACATGCTGGGTATTTGGAGCGTTTTTCTCCTTCTTTTCTACCACATGCTTTATAACCTCCATCTCCATCAGGTGCATTACAATCTACCCATCCACCTTCTTTACCTTTAGGTCCTTTACGTTTGAACCAAGTACGTAATGTTTCTTTGGCTTTTTCTCGAATTAATTCTTCACTTATGCCTTTCCAAATTTTACCTTTACGACATCTAACTACAGCACCTGATTTATAAGCGGAAGGTTTGTCGTATTTACGATCTGCTATACGAAGACAACGATCACGTTTTTCTTTTTTTTCTTGTATGTTAGAATCTTTTGTTATTGTGGTAGAAGATAATAGTTCTTGATCTACTATTTTATTTTTTAAAGTAAGTAGTTTTTCTATATATCCTGAATTTCTTAGTTCTTTAAAAGCTAAATTTTCAATAGAATATTCTCCTTCTTTTTCTAATCCTGTTTTACGTAAATTTTTTAAATGTTGTACTAATTTTTTTATTTTTTCTAAATCAGGATTATTTATTAAATTATCAATTTCTTTTTTATATGAATCTGCTTTTTTATTAATTTCAGAATCAGGAATTTCAATTTTTTCGTATGTTGGTAGTTTAATCCATTTATCTTTTAATAAAGAATAAATTCCTTGAGATGCATTAGGTTCATTTATATCTTGAATATATAATTCAATATTGCTATTATTTATTTTTAATTTATGATTTTTATTCCAATTGTTTTTAACTTCATTAAAATATTTTTTAACTAAATCAGGGTCTGAGTATTTGTTTAAATCTACTAAAATATGAAGATCAATATCAGAATATTGGGTCCAATTATAATTTGCTGAACTGCCTAATAGGATTATATCTTTATATGGGTATGGCATTTCTAGTTCTTTCCAGAAATATTCAGCTATTTTAATTAAAACATTTTTAACTTTAGGCTTAATTGTGGTTTTATCAAAAATTAAAGGATTTAATATTTCTTGATTTACATATTCGGAAATATTAGATTTTTCTTTTTGTTTTAATTTTAATATTTTCATACCCCTTTTAATCTTTTACATCTTTAGGACGAGATATATATTTACCTGTAATTACTCCGGGGATATTTAAAATATTTTTTAGTATTTCTTTAAATCTTTTAAAATTAAAAGGTGAAAATGGAGAAGGATCTATTTTTAATGATAAAACATATTTATAATTTTTTCCAACATCATATCTATCTAAAACATCTATTACTGTTACCCCTTGAACTGCTCTAATATCTGACAAAATATCAGATATATTTCTTTCTTCTGAAAGAAGAAAAATTCCTTTTATTTGATATATTTTAGGATTATATGATTCGTTTAATATGTCTATTAATTTTATCATTTAAAAATATGTTTGTTCAAAGTACAATACTTCAAAATTATTTGATACATTAACTAATTGAGCAGCATTTAATAAATCAGCATATTCTTTTACAGAAGTTGTTTGGATTTGTCTTAATTCTTGTAAAAAATCAAATGTTGCTAAATCTGTTGGGAATACTATTGATGAATCACTATTATATGATAAAAATAAATTATATTCCATCACATATGCCTTATTTATAATGTCTATAAGATTTATAAAAGAAGGTACCATTTTTACCGGAGGTACAAAAGGCATTACATTCCATCCTGTTAAATAATCCTGTATTTTTTTAGCATGAGTTAATTCACTTTCAGCTTCACCTGTAAAATAAGCAGCTGCTTTTTTATATGATTTATCTTCACACCAGTTAGCAGCATTTCTATAAAAATAATGAGCTGTGTATTCATCCCCTATTCTTTCAATTAACATTTTTGTTACTTCAGGGGTTAAAGTTTTAGGAATTAATATTTCAGATTGTTGTGCAATCTGTATTTCATTAATATTATTTAATTTATTGCTCATTTTGTGTTTTTTATTATAAATATATAAATTAATTTGTTTTTTAATAAATATATTATATTTTCAATTGAGGATATGATGTTGATAATACTATATTACTCATAAAATGTATATTGCCTTTTTCAGTACTATCTATGAGTTCATCAGGAGTATATAAATTATAATTAAATGTATTGCTTGATATAATCATATAATAATCATTTTCTTTATGTGAATTAACATAACTAGATATATATTTTTTATATAGTATATTTTTAATATTAGATATATTTTCTTTATCTAATTTTATATTATCAGTATTTGGGTAAAGTTTATTTAACTCATCATTGATAAAATTTAAACTATCTGGATTCTGTTTGAAAATTTTACTTATATAAAATACAAGAGAAGAATTTTTAGGTTCAAGTTTTACATTAGAATACTTGTTAGCAAAATCTTGGTATAATAAACTAATATCTCCCGATCTTTTCATTCCCGTTCCTGGGAATCTAGCACCAGATCCTTTAAGTTCAATTGTTTTGTTATCTATTTGAATGTCTCCTATTTTTTGTTTTGTAGCATTAAAAAATAATGCTAAAGCAATTTCACCAACCCCTAACCCTTTACCCTTTTCAACAGGAGTATAAGTTAATATTCGTTTAATAAAGTTTTCAGGAAAATCAGTTTTAGTTTTTATTATATTATATAAATTTCCACTTTTACCTAAATCATTTAATGATAATAAATTATTAGATTTTAAATATTCTTCTAATTCTTCTGTGGTTTTGTATTTTGAGGTTAATAATAAAATATATTCTATTGTTTCTTTATTAAATTCTTTTAATTTTAATTCTTTCTCTAAATTGTCTTCTATTTTATTATCTTCTTTATCTTCCTTTTTATTTATTTTTTCTAAATATTTAATTACTTTCTTTTTAGCTTCTTCATCAGATAAAGTTGTTAATAAATTTAAAATTTCACTATCATAATCTTTTGGTTCTGGTTTTTCTTTTTCATCCAAACTAATACCTATTCTTTCTAATAAACTATTTAAAATTTTAACATCCTGTTCATCATTCATGTCAGGATATCCTTTGGGAAACTTATATGAATATTTTTTAAAAAATAAATCCAATACATCCATGACTATTTTATTTATTGTTCTTTTTTATATTGTTTTATATTATGAGATAATACCTCATTAATATTTTTATTTATAGGCGCATTTTTATTTTTTAGTATCGATTGTCTTTGTTCACCAACAAAATTATTGATTAAATCAGAATCACTTTTTATAGCGCATTTATTACACCCACAACCACATTTGTTTTGTGAATTATGTATTTCTTTTATAAGCTGTTTTAATTCTTTTAATTTCATTTTATTTTTCTTCTGTGGGAGGTGTCTCTGGTGGGGTTTCTTTTTCTGAAGGAGTTTCAGTTGTTTTTGTAAGACCGGATGATGGGTATCTTAATATACGAGATATAGATTCTGTAGCTTGTTGTTCATTAGATACATTACTTAAATAATAATTTTTACCTTCTACCTGAGCAATCCATGATTTGTTTGTATATTTAAGATAAAAAAATTGACCATTATGTAATACTACTTTAAAAGTAGTAGGTTTTGGTGATACCCAATGTATATCTTCTATAAAATCTGAGTAAGACGGGGTTAAAAGACTAATTATTATACTTTTTAAATTTGGAAATTTAGCAAGAAAATAAATTTTTTCTTTAGGTTCTTCTTCTTTATAGAAATCTTTTTCACTTTTTTGATAAGTAAACTTTCCATTAGAGTAAATACTTCCAACCGCCTGTTTTATTTGGTTAATAAATTCCTCTTTGGTCATATTTTATATTATTTTCTAGCTAAAGTTCTAGCTAAATAAATTTTAGCATTATCTAATAAAGTAGATAATTTAGGATCTCCATATGAATTAGCTACTTTTATAGCAGCATCTAAAGCATTATCCATTTCAACTGCTACATCTCCACCATCAGTTTCAGATGATATATCGATATTTTCTTCACCTGAAGGTGTGTCTATGTTTAAATCTTCTTCAGTTTCAGTTTCTTCGTTTTTTGCTTCTCTAACAATTTTTTTAATATTTTCTTTAATAAAATATTTAAATTCTGATTTTTTCATTTTTTTAATGTATTATTTGTATATAAATATGAATTAAAAAGGGTTCCTAATGAAGATGTTTTATGTTTTATAAATTCTAAACTATCTTCAGATATTTTTGTTTTTTTCTTAATATATTCTACACCTAATATTCCTATAAAATTATCATTTAAATCAAATAACGCAAACATATAATACGATTTTGTATTTAAATCATTATTATATATTTCTAATCCTTGATGTTTGTTTTCATCATAATCATTTATTAATATTTCACCATCTTCATATAATTTAGAAAGTGATTTACTAAATAATGATACTGGAATGTTGTGAAGGGTATCTTTAATACTGGGAGTGTTTGGGGTTAAATGTTCATAAAATATAGAGAATTTTTGAATTGATTTTCCCGTTGGATATAAATTACCACCATTGTGGAACTGAATTATCCATGTTCTATCACAGTGTAATTCTTTTAAAAGAATATCTAATTGTTGATCTATTAGCTTATTAAATTCCATAACCTCAATAAGTGGATCGGATTTTGGTTTTTGTTTAGCTAATTTATTCTTTACAATTATAACTATTATAGGACCTAAAATTCCGGTTATTATTGCAGTAATTATGAGTGATTCCACTATTAAAGAATTATATATTAACTATTTATATATAAATACATATTATTTTTTTAAATTTTTGAGATATTTTATAGATTCTTCCATATTTTGGTTTATTTTATCTATATTTAAATTACTATCCCATTTTTCAATATCTCCTTGTTCTGTTACATATGATTGATTATTATCTTTTATACTTTCTTCAACCCACATTTGAAAATCATTAATAAAATTATCTATTCCTTCATTATGTATTTTTTTCTCATATTCCTCCCACAATCCTAATTTTCTTAACTCTGTTTCATATTCAACCATACAATTGAAACATTTTTTATGATTATTATATATTACCTTGTCATTTCTATGATTCATTATATTTGAACATGAAGGACAAAACAGTGGTACTAAAGATAATTCTTTAATTTTATCTAATTTAGTTATATTTTGTTTTATTCCATCTTTAATAGTCCATTTTTTTCCATTTTCAACCCATATATCTCCTTCAACATGATCTTCTTTTTCAGGATTATATCCAATTCCAATTGTTGTTTTATCGTTGTGTTTTTTAGTAACTAAATTTCTAATACGTTGAACATCTTTCTTAGAAAATTCCTTTTTTAAAATATTATCTTTCATAATCCTAATTCTTTAAGTTTTTTTATAGTATTATCAGTACTAGTATGATGTATTCCAATACCTCCAGTATTAATCCATCTTTCTATAGTATCGGCTCTATCATCTATTAATATTTTATTTTCACCCGCTTCTAAATGTTTTTGTTTAGCAGATCTAAATATTATAGGAACATAACCTAAATGTTTTTTAACCCACTCATTTTTACCTATTATTGATTCTTTATTTCTTGATGGAGCGGTTAAAATTATAGGTTTATATTTTTTTATATAACTCCATAATTCTCTACCATCAGGCATCCATTCTATTGTTTCCCAAAATTGTTGTTCGGTCATCTTTTTATTTTTCAATCCATCTTTTAAAATTTCCCAAAACTCATTTTTACCTTGAGCATCGGCATGATGTGTTGAAACACCTGTTATTTCAAAATATCTTTTATCGAAATCTGCAAGACAACCATCCAAATCTTCGTATATGGTATATTTTATTGAATTATAAATTTCTTTAAGTTTCATAAACTTATTGATAATATTTCGGGATATTTTCTGTTAAATTCTCTCATTATTTTTCCACTAAAACTATTTGCTTCATTTTCATGTTCAGATCCATCTTGTCCAGATTCAGGAGTTAATACTCCTTTTAAATCTTGCTCAAAATGTTTCATTTCATGACTAAGACTTCTACATATATCACTTAAATTTCTTCCTTTTAATACTACAAAAATCTTTTTTTCTCCGGGAATATATCCTCCAAAACTTTTATGTTTTTGAGAATAATCATTATTATTTATTAATACTATTTTTGGACGTTCTTTTAAATGTAAAACATCACAACAATAATTTACTAATTTATTTATATATAAAGCTTGATTTTTTATAGTATTTTCTTGAATATTTTCTTTTTTTGGAAAAATTGCAAATACTACTCCTCCTTGTTCAACATAAGTAGTTCCAGGAACTATTTTAGATATAAAAGCTTTATAAAATTTATTTCTTTGATTTGAAGATAAAAATGCACCTTTATTTTTAGATTTTTCTTGAGGAACATATCTTATTCCTAATATTTCTAAATCTTTATTTTCTTTTAAAAATTCTTTTACTTCTTTTATAACAGTAGACATTATTCTAAATAATTCTCCTTTATTTGTTTCTTGGTAAATATCATCACTAAAAGTATCTAAATGAAAATCTACTTGAAGAAATTTATTTATAGGAAATAAAGATATTTCATAATCAATTCCTGAATCTGTAGAGAATTTTAGGAATTTTTCATTATTAGAGTACCTAGAAAATGTTTCATATGGTTGAGATGTTCCTTCACCTACCTCATTTATATTTTTTTCGTTTAAATTATTATTTTTCTTTAAAACTATAACTTTTCCAGATTTTCCATCTTTAGTTTTAAATTGTAAACCTGCATCTTTTCTAGAATACCCAGGAATTTTATTAGTTTTAGTTAAATTATTATAGATATTTCCATATCCACTTTCATCTAAACTTGATATTCCTATGTATTCTGGTTTTTTTTCTTGAGTAAAATCTAGTATAATTTTATAAATTGTTGATAATATTTTTATATAATTTCCTTTAGCATTTTTTGTTGGTAAAGAAGGATTCGGATTTGTATTTCCTATTTCATGAAAATCAATATTATAATATGAATCACTATTATATGGATTTTTATCTAATTTTATTATTCTATAATTATAATCATATTCTCCTACAGTAAAATCTCCATTATCTATATCACCATATATTTCAACAGCATTATTTGGATTAAGAGATATCTCATTTATTTTTAATTCGTATAATTGAGTAAATAACTGTGAACTTAAAGTTTGAGATTGATTATATTTAGGTAAATCAAGTATCCATTTTTTTTCTAAATTATTATTGTTTTCATTAATTTTATTTATTTGTTCAAATATTAATTTTACATCATTAGTTGCAAAATTAGATTTCCTCATTACTGTTTTAGCTATAATATTATTAGCTTGTTTTACAAATGGGATATTAATATTTGATTTACTATCTGTGGTTAATACTTCTTTATATTTATTTAGAAAATCTATGAGTTTATTTTTATATTTTGATAATCTATCAAAAAATGCTATTAATTCAATATCGGTTATATCTTTTTTGTTTCTAGGGTCATTTACTCTATCAAAAAAATGATTACTAAATTTTACATCTAAAGGAGATAATTTTTGATCAGCATAATAATCAATATCATCTAATTCATAAGATAATATTTTTTCTTGAATATTTTTATCTTCGGGTTTTTTATTTATTATCTCTAAAAATTGATCTATATCTACTCCATATGGTAAAAAGGTTTTTATACGATCTTTATCACCATCTTTAATAGCTTGTCTTAAATTAGTAGAACTAATAACTTCAGAAGTTCCTTCTATATTTTTATTTTCAATACTACCTAAATCTAAAGGTTCAGCATTTGGGTATTTTTCTTTATTATTTAAAGATTTCCATCTATTTGATTCTCCTTTACCATATAATGCCATGTAATTGTTTACAGGATCATTTTCTATAATTTCATATGCTGTTTTAATTGGTGAAGGATCTTTTGAAATTTTTATTTCAACTTTAGAAGCATCTGAGCCTAATGTTTTTTCATATAATTCCCAAATTTGTTTTGATTGTTCATCATTATATTCTTCAAAGGATTTTGGGGAGATTATAATTATAACTTTATCAGCTTTTTGTAATGCATATTTTACAGCTTCTAAATGTCCTTTATGTGGTGGTTTAAATTTACCTGGGTATAAAGCTATAGTTTGTTTAGGGAGAGAATTAATAAATTCTTCAGGAAGTAAAGAAGCTACTAAATATTCTCCTAAATTTTTAATATAATTGTTTTCTAATAATTTATCTACTGCTTGTAATGCTTTTTCTTTATTATCTCCTTTTGGAGTATTTTTTTCTCCACTTTTAACAGATACCATAGATTTAAATAAGCCTTTAACACGATTTTTAGAACGTGGATTTTTCAAATTAGTAGATAAATCTTTTAATAATGTTTCAAAATCAGTATTAATATTATAATTAATAAATAATTTTTTAACAGTATTCCAATCCGATGATTTCCATACATCAGTTCTATCTATTTCTTTAAAATTATCTAATGTTACTATACGTAATGTTAAGCCTGCTCCAGATAAATTAAATTCATATTCTTGATTAGGTTCAAGTTCAGGAACATTGGTAATACCTAATCGTTTAAATATATCTTTTGGATTTTCTTCTAAACAAATTATTTTAGCTAAACCTAAAAGTAAACCTTGTATTTCAGCTGGGTAGTCTAGGAATGAGTTTTTAAAGGTTAATTCTTCTTCACTAATAGAAACAATGTTATCTATTTGAACAAATTGATCAGATGTATTAATTATTGGATATAATATAGTTACTAATTCACCACTACTAAGTGATTTTTTACCTTTATATTTATCACTTTTAAATGGTACTATAACTGAATCAGGAAAAGTAGCAAAATATTTAGCTAAATCTTGTTTAATTAATTTTTTATCTGTACCCTCTAATTGAACTATTAAATCAATATCTCCAAAATCTTGTTTAACTCCAGCATTATATGAACCTGTTATTTTAGCTTTTTTAAAGCCTGGGAATTTGGATAGAATTTTGTCTATATAATCTTGAACAGTTTTTTCTACTACTGCTCTAGGTATTCTGTTCCCACCTGCTGATCCTGACATTATTTTTTATATTTTATTAAATTAGAGTTATCTGGTAGGAATTTTCCTTTTAATTCTAACCTATCTTGGTTTTTAATCCAATAGTCTTGTAAATCTAAAGGAATATCAGCTCTAGTAGAGTCTAATATTTTTAAATATCTATCTAAAATATTATTTAATTTATTTTTAGGTAGATTATTTTTAATATAATCCATTAACTCAAAATAATCATTTAAAATATCTTGAGTTAAATTAATATTATATTTATCATTTAAAATTTGTATAGCTTCTTGAGGATTTGAAGCTACTAATTCACCAGTTTCTTTATCTGTTACCCCTCTATTATGATTAAAAGATAAACCTGCTTCAGAAAACATAGATAACATTAATTGAGTTCTATGTAATCCTTTTACATTATCTTTATAAGTATTAGAATAATAACTAAAACTTAACCAATCTATATTTCCAACATTAATGTCAATTTGAACTGATTTTTCAAATATTTCTTTTCCATTTTTATCAAATTGGGGGAAATTACAAAATATAGAACCTCCACCTGCAGCTTTAATATCAGTTGTTATAAGTTGAGATTTTTCTTCTAGTTGAGTTGCTATTAACTCTAACATTGTTCTAAGTTTACTTTGTGTTTCAGAAGCAGATCGGGCACGTTTTCTAATTTTTTCAAATAAATTTTCAAATTCTGTAGGATTTAGATTCCATTTATCTAATAATGGTTCACCTTCTTTAGACATAAATTGATCTACATTTAAAGCTAAATCTATATCTCCAGATTCGTCTTTTTTACCTACTGATCCTAAAGTATTAAATTTGAAATCAACTTTTGGATAAACACGTTTTAGTTCTTTAGTAAATTTTTCTAAAGTAGGTTGGATATATTCTTTTTTAATAGAAGAAGTAGTACCAAATACATTACCTCCTTCAGAAATTATATCTTTTAAAATTCCAACTAATGATATCATTCTTAGGGTTTATCATAAATATTTGGATCTAATTGAATCTCTAAAGGAAATTGTTCTGAATTTGGTTTAGGGTTAGGATTTTCTAATTTATATAAACTAAAAATAGAATTAAATAATTCAAGATTTTTTTCTATACTAAGATCGGGTTCATAAACTTCCCAACCTTTACCTTGTATTTTTTTATTACTTTTATCTTCGCCTCTTTTAGAAGATTTTAACCATACAATTCCAATACGATCTATTTTTTCTGCAAAATTTTCATTCCATGCTTGTGTATATGCTGCTAACTGTAAATCGTGGCTTCTATGTAAAGAATTAGATGTTTTAATATCTAATAACCATCTTTCATTATTTATTTCAACTACTAAATCACAAGTACCAGCATATTCAAATTTATCTGAAAAAAGATGGATTTCACTTTCTATAAGAACAGGTTTATATGTATTCCAAAACTCATGAAATTTTAAAATCATTTTCCATACTTCTAATGAATATTTAGAATTTCCATTATCATCAATCCATTGAATTTTTTCACCTTTTAAGTAATGCTCAATAGCATCATGGGTTTGTGTTCCTTCTTCTGCTGCTTTTCTAGCTATAACATCGGCATTATGTCCTACATCTTTAAGCCAATTTTCAAAAAATTTATTTTTTGGCATAAATTGTAAAATGCTAGTTACTGAGGGGTAGAATTTTCCATATCTTGTATAAAACCTATTATCTAATATACTAGCTTTTTTTGAGTCCGAATCTATTTCTAGTATACGGGTAACATTTTTTTTATAAATGTTAACATTTTTTTCAATCATAAAATTTGGAGTTTTTTCTCTAATAATTTAGAGAATGTTAATTGTTTAGCTTTATGCAAAATTTTAGTAAATTCTATAAATCCTAATTCATTAGGATCTTTTTTATCTAATTCTATAAGATATACTTGTTTTCCTTCATTCATTAAATATTCACAATGTTTTAATGAAATTTTTAAAGCGTCTTTATCTAAAGCTATATATATTTTTTTAACTTTAGATTCAACAATTTTTTTAAGTAAATTTTCTTGAATATTTTTACCTAATAATGGAATTGCATTTCGCTTTATAGTCATAGCATCTAATGACCCCTCACATAAAATTATAGGAGATGACCAATTTATAAAAAATTCAAAAGGAATTATATTTCTGGATATTGGTGGGTTGTCGTATTTTTTGGAGGTAAATTTATCAAAACTTCTAGCTGTAAAGTAATTTATATTTCCATTATTGTCATATGACGGGATTATAATTCTTTTTTCATACTTTCCTTTATCACAATATCCTAAATTATATTTTATTATATCGTTTTCATTAAATCCTCTTGATTTTAAATAGGCTAAAGCATGTCTTCCTATAATATCTAAATTATTATTATTTATTAAAGAAATAAATTCTTTAGGTAATGTAATTTGTTCATTTGCATGGTTTTGTTCTCCTATTTGATAATTAATTTTTAATAATGAATTTAATTCTTGAATTTTATCTTTAGGAGCATGTATTTTTTTAAATAAATTTATTAATCTTTTTCCTTTATTTAAACATACCCAACATTGCCATGGATTTTCTCTATTTTTATTTTCAGTAAAATTTACTTCTAATTTAGGTTTGTGGTGTTTACAAAAAGGACAATGGTATGCATAATTACCTCGGGAAGTAGGTTTCCCTGTTCCCAAAACTGAATTTGTTAGTGTGATTAAAAGTTGATCAACCATTAATATAAAATACAAACAAAAATTTGATTTTCCAAATTTTATTTATTAGATATTTTTAAAATCTTTAGTAAAAAAACGACCCTGAATATTATCATTAAAATATTTTTCTGGGGATTCTAATACTCCTAGTTTAAAAAGACATTTACATTCATAATATGTTAAAAGTTTTTTATCAAAAACACATTGTAATATTACTTTATAAAAATTATCTTTAGGTTCATTTTTTATTAATTCTAATAATTGTTTATTAGACCCCCAATACGTTTTCCAATCAGATTCTTTTTGTACTGTTTTTGATAATTGCTTTCTTCCAGGACCAGTTTGTTCTGCTAGTTCTTTTTTTGTTAATTTTTTTTTCACATTATGATAAAGATTTTTTTTACCTATATATAATTTTTGAGTTGGTATATGAACTATTTTATATATAAACCCATAAGTATTTAAAGGAAAATCACTTAAATCTTTTATAACTTCATTTTTGTATATCCACATTTTTATCTATCAAAATTTATTAATATTGTTGTATCTGTTGTATCAGATGAATTTAAAGGTTTAGCTAATTTAGCAACAGCTAATAATTCTTGGTTTTCATTATATAATCCAACTGTAGTGATATATGGAGTAAATATAGAACCTGTAACAAAATTATAGGTTTGTCCTTCACTTCCAGACATTAGGCTAGGGTTTAAACTAAAATTAAATTCATTTTCTCTAATAGTACATTTATATTGTGTTTCAAATATTGTCATACTACTAGAAAAAGAACAAGTAACCCCAGAACCTGTAATAAATTCTTTTAAATTAGAATGGAATCCTCCACTTGTTATTGTTATTAGCCCATGTGGATAAATTATATTTCCACATTTTAAGTTATTAATATTGTTATAAACATTTCCCTCACCATCATCATATAAAATAACAGAGCTTGTATAGGGTTGAGTATAAGCAGGATCAATAATACTAATACTAGCTGAAAATACATCCATAGTCATTCCTGTATTAGTAAAAAATAAACTATAATTAGTATTAATTGTTGGAGTTATAGATTGGGTGATAAGAAAAGACATAGATACTATAGGATTTCCTGTAGTAGTATATGAAATAGATTGAGAATATAAAAATGTTCCTGTATTATTTCCTATTCCTGAATTTATATAAAAAGTAATGTTATTCCCCAAAGATGCTGTAAATATTAAATTTAAAGAGGCAGTAAGTAAAAGGGGTGAGGTATATGATTGATTAAATAAATAAGCAGCATTAGATGCTGTTAATCCTAAGTAGTCTAAGTATGTTAAACCATTTAATGGATCTATAGATGCGCTAAAATTATTTGCTGTTAATTCTGTAATAAACAGTTGTTCATTAGCTGATGTTGAACTAGCAGAAAATATAATAGATTGTGTGTGTGATAATGGATAATTTTGTTCATATTTAAAACTTCCAGGATGAATTCTATTTCCGAATAATTTTGAAGGGATAGAAATTATTCCTATTTCATCATTAGTACCTGTAGGGAATGTTCTGTAATCTAGACTAGGAGATTGTAAATAATTATCAAATCTAGAATAAACATCTTGTCCTATAAAATCACTAGATGTTGGTATTGGATTAGTTATATAATTAGTATAATATAATTGTTTAATTGAATTATATACTAATCTTTGATATTGAGTTGTTAAAAATCCTGTTGTTGGTTCAGAAGAAAAAGTTAATGGAGAAAATAAAATATTACTTGAAATATTTTTACCTATAAATCTATCAATACCTACATCGCTAGAGGTAAATTCATTAGATAAAAATGTAAAACCTTTTTTAACATTAAAAGGAGTTATTATTGTATCCTGGGTTGTAAATTGTTTATATGCACCCATTTAATATTTGTTAAAAATCTAATTTAATCCTCACAAGTGCCTCTTTAGTAAAATCTTTTTTAAGAGGTCTTGACATTTTTGCTACGGCTAATAATTCATTATTATCATTATATAATCCAACTGTAGTAACATATGTTTTAGGATTATTAATAAAGTCCGAGAATACTAATTCTCCTGTACTTCCTGATATAAAACTAGGATTTTCAGAATAATTAAATTCAGCATTTTTTACTCTTACATATATATAATCTGAAGTGATAGTTTCTTGACTATTTAATGAGAAACTTCCACTAACATCACTTCCTGAGGCTATTCTTTGGAAAATTCTACTATTATTATTTCCTGAAGAGTCAGAAGATCTACTTGTTGCTAAATTTATACCTCCACTAGCATATGGTAAATCTAATGCTGCTGGATTTAAAATAATGGTTCCTATATCTGGTAAAAACCAACCATAAGATCCAGAAGGAGTATAACCTGCTGTTACTCCTGAAAAAGGAGAAGTAGTTATGGCCGAACCATTACTACCACTAACTAAGTTGAATACTCTTCCAGCATCTGTATAAGTTATTGTTGTTACGTCATTACTATTATCAGTAATATTAATTGTTCTTTTACCAGCTCCACTACCAGAATATAAAGTTAAATTTAAAGATCCTGGAAATAAACTTTCTTTATATAGTGTTCTTGAAATTGATAATACATAAATATCAGTAACAGTAGTTCCTCCAAAATTAAAATCTGAATTTTCATCTCCTAAAACTAAATTTCTATATTGTCCATACATTGTTTTAGTGTATGACACTCCAGGTACTAAATCATTATAATTTACACTTCCACTACCCACCTTATTTCCATAAACTATATCAAATTGTTTTTCAGCTGATGAAAGGCTAGAGGCAGTTTGATATACACTTAAATAATAATTTCCTGATGATCCAGCTTCCTGTGTTGATGAAGTATAGAATTTAGTTAAAGTTGGAGTATTGTTACTCCAACAAGTTGCTGTTATTGAATCAACTCCTACTAAAAAATCTGAATTTTCGAGTCTTGTAAATGACATGTTTTATATTTTTTTAATTATGATTGTATTTTAGTAACTGTTATAGGAATGGTTATACGAGCTCCACTGTCTCTTCCTTCAAATATCATACTTGCTTGTATTTGGGTATTAGAACCAAATAAAGTATTAATAGTTGTGGCTTTTAAATTAAATGTAGTTCCTACTACAGTTTTAGAAACATTTGTTCCTAATGTTTGATTTGAATTTAAAGCTTCAGCTTGGGTTGTGTTAATACCTACACCATTAAATGTAGATAGTAATCTAATATCTGAAATAGTTGCAGTATATCCTGAAGATTCATAAACTGATGTGCCTCCTAAATAATTTAAAGTTTGAGGAGTAATTGCTAATGAAGCTCCTTGTTTTAATACTATTGAAGTATATCCAATGTCTAATATTGGCATTCTAGCAGTACCCCTGGGTAAAGTGACTAGTTTATATTTCATTATTTGAGTATTTAAAGGAAATGCTTCTAAAAGAGGCATTCCTTCTATTGCTTCTCCAGAATATGATGAACCTGATGGATGGTCGGGGTTATATAGTGTATAATCTATTTCATCATCAGATAATGCAAATTGAGTAATTCTAAAAGAACCATCATTTTTTGCTAAAAGTTCACGGCCTTTGGTAGTTAATATTGCATCTACAGTAACTACAGTATTATTAAGGTATCCCATTAGTGTAAATTATTATTTTATTATAAATATTGTTAAATTAAACTTTCACTATTTAATTTTTTAATTATATTTGGTATTTCTTTTTTTAATGTAGGACTAATATACTGAGGAATCATGAAACCTCCACCATTAATATTAGCAGCTGTTATATCATTTAATAATATAAATGAAGGATCATCTACTAATCTTCTTATAAGGAATGAATTAACGTTTGTTCCATTTTCTATATTTCTATCTAATGTTAAATATAATGATCCTGAATCTTCTGGAGTGGATATTTCTTTTATGTAATATGATTTATTTTCATTATATTCAAATCTTATAGTATCTCCAATTTCAACTGTAAAAGGGATAGTTGTAAAATAACCTGATCCATTAACATCTGTTTGATCTCTATCATATATAATTTCATTAAATTGTGGAGATCCTGTTAATATATTTTTAGCAGTAGAGCCTGTTTGAAAATAAAACTGACCGCTTCCTGAATATACTTCCAATGAAGTAAATAATTCAGGAATAACTAAAAATGTACCAGGGGGTTGTACATATAATTCTCCTAATTCAGATTCGTAAAATACTCCTACTCTAAGTTTAGAATCTCCATCTGGATAAAAGTAATTGGTTTCTAAAGTTTTGGTTATTGTTTGCTCTAAACCTACAGAAAAATTTAATTGAGCTAATACTTGAGTATCATTTCCATTAAAATTTGTAGTAGAAGGAACAGATTGAATTTGAATTACACCAGTACATATACCTCTAGAGTCAGATGGATTATCAATTAGTGGTGAAAATGTAGTAGCAGTTAATGTAATTTTAGTTTTTAATTTTATTCTATTATTATTTGCTAAACTACATGTTATATAACTATTAGGAGCAGGAGACCAATTAACATTTGTAGGTGAATATCCAGAAGATGTTAAAAATTGTATAGCTTCTCCTGGAAATCCTCCTCCATCTTGATAGTAAGAAGAAGATATATATGAAATAAATTTAAAATCAGTAGTATTTGAATTATTTCCAAAACTCATAGTTGGAATAGCATTAACATTACTTCCAGTTTGAGAATATATTATGGGAGCAAATTGTTTTCCAGCAGCATATATTGGAAAGTAATCGTTTGATGGGATATCATTTGGTGATGTTAAAGGTTGAGAAACTTGAACTAAGGAATTTTTTTCAAATGCATTAATTAAATTATAGTAATATGGATTATCTAATAAAGGTGAAGAAACTTCTCCATTTTCATTTATAAGATATTTTATTTTTGCACCTGCTCCATTCTTATATTCAGGAGGTGAACCTCCTATCCATTCAAAATATAATATGTATGTAGCAGGATTTGATACTATAACATCTCTAGACGATAAACTATCTCCTCCCCATTGTTGATTAATTTCTCCATTAGCAAATATAGCATTATTTGTGGGAGGAGTATAATAATTAATATTAGCAGCATACATTTTACTACCATTATATCTTGGAAGAATATGTCTTTGTAAATTATAATAATAATCTTGTACTTCAGCAAGAATAGCAGAATCATCTATTATTTGATCAAAATTTGTAGGAATTAAAATTCCACTTTCATAACTAGCTTCCATATATTTTTTACTAAATATTCCAGTAGTAGCATTATTAAATAATACATTATAATCACTATTTATGAAATTTTCAGTAAGATATGGTTCAAATATAACTTGATCTATAACAGATGAAGTTGGAGGAATAGATTGAGTTAATAAAAGTGAGGCAACTACAGTTTCGTTTCCTGATCCAGCAGTATTTGAGAATCTTAAAGTTATTTCTTCAGATTCTATAGGAGAAATACTTGCAGAAATTGAAAATGGAGTGATTCCTGAACCTGTAAAAGTTGTCTGTTTTATAGTTCCTTCAATTGAAGAACTTAAAAACACAACATATATACCTCCTGATCCAGATACTTGTCCTGAAGCAGATACGGTTACTGGGATATTGGGGGTTTTATTAAAAGTATAAATTCCTGATGATGAATTAAACCATCCTGAAGGGGATGAGAATGATGTAGTGTAATTCTGGATTATATGAGCTGATAGAGTAGGATAAGAATTAGTTGCAGATCCACTAACATGGTGATCTAAAATAGTATTATCAGCTGAAGAAGTTGCTGGTGTAGGTGGATTTACATAAAATAAATAGTAATCCGGGTATTCAGTTATATTTAATACATCATATGTTTGAATACCTATATCTGAATATTTGATTTTGATTTTTTCTAAAGATTGAAGAGATATAGTATTATCAATTCCATTTTGGTCTATTCTATTTACTTTTATAAATAAAATTCCTGGATTTACTCCCCAGGTTGCTGGGAAAATTGGACCTGTATAACTTGATGCTGGCATTATTA